AAGATGAAGGGCGCCGAGGGAAAGCGGTCGAGCGACATGATCGTGTTGCCGGCTCAATTCTACGATATCAACCGTTGGGACCCGGACGCTCGGCCTGAGCGTACCCGTCGCCGGTGGAGGAAGAGTATCGAAGGCGTGCTGGAGCAAATGGCCCACGAGGCTCTGGAGGAGGCGAGAGGCATTCTGAGCCACGAAGGCCTGTCGATGGAAAATGCTGCTTGACACCAAGTGGCCGCGTGGCCGATTATTTCCCCATCCTGTCATTCCTGCGCATTGCTTAGGAGTGGCACTAGGAAAGCCCGGCCATTGCGCTGGGCTTTTTCGTTTCTGGAGTTCGCTCGCCACTGGCTTAGTTGGACAACTCCAAAAGATCAGTGTTAACGCACTTACTCAGACTTTCTGAAAAAGATCTCTTACCTCCTAGTCCCTCAAGCTAACTAAAAACCTTCAGGTGCTATCTCTTACATGGATAATCTGAGGGTCGGTACGGTAAATCCGATCAAAATCTTTTCATGTCTTGTTATGCATCGCGAAACTCGCAGCACTCAGTAGTGTTCAGGTTTATCTGATTCTAGAGGGCGATTGTCATCAACGCTTTTGTCAGTGTTGATAGTAAGTATTCCCTAGTACTATTTCCAATTCGCCGGGCTGGGCAGGGACTCGGCTCGGCTACCATGAGGAGTTACCATGAGCAATGCGATCAATATCTGGGATTACGCCCACCTCGTCACGTCAAAGCCGAACGTCTCAGACCCTAATACTTGGAACTGGACCCCGGCTGTAGCCGAGGCTGTACGTGTCGGTGGTGAAATTGAATTCACTGGCAACCAGACGTACATCATTAGCTCTGTGCAGATTCTCGCCAATTGCCGCATTCGTTTCCAAGTAGGAACGGTCATCCAGCGATTGGCCAACTTCGATGGCGAGGGTACATCCTATTGGTCGAACGGCTCCGCCGTTTTTGAATTGGGCGCCCCAGGTCTTAATGTCGAGTTCTTAGGGCAATGGACCTACGATGGCAACGAAGCCTCCATGGTCAAGAAGGAACCTACAGGTTTCTTTGTAAAGTGCATGCCTAAGTCTTCAGACTCGCAAGATGACACTAAGCTCAAAATTTCGGGCGGCACCTTCCGTAATGGTACTTCAGGCTACCTCTGCTTGCGAGGAACCGACTCGGTTCGCCAGTTCAATACCTTGGTTTCAGTCGTTGATTGCTTCTTCCACGCGACACGCTACGGTACCGGCCGCGATGATCCAAACACGCAAACTGCACTGGGGTATTCGCCGAATTACATTTTGTGTGCCGACTACGTGCAATTGAGTTGCCATAACTTCTGGGCCGACTTCGAAAAGCCAATTAGCACAGGGAAGTATTCTGTAACTGCGATTCTTGGCACATACGTCGGGCGGGATCCACTTACTTCCGGCCAGTGTTCCATTACCTTGACCGGTAGGACTAACTTGCGCCGCATGGGTCGCGGTGGGCCGGGGTGGAACGGTAGCTGGACAACCGCACTAAATGGTATTGGCTGCATCGATGTTTACGGCAACGGAGAGAACCTCTTCGTTGAAGATATTCGTGCAATCGATTGCTACAGCATTCCGTTGCGTGGCAAGTCCTCGCTGAAGGAATTCACTGCGGTCAAGGGTCGTTTCGAAAACTGCGTAGGTGGCATCAACATTTCGCCATCGTCTACTGGGCCAGTCCGCTGTACCGTATCGATTGGGCAGATCCGAACTATTGATTGCAACATTCCAGTGATCGAAGTGACCGGCTCTACTCCGACCGAGTCAGTTCCCATGGCGACTATCGAATCCGTGCACTGTACCAACTCGAAAGGCCAAGATAACCAGGCAAACGTCGGTGTTAACCTCACCGGTGTCGTGCGTCTTCGTAACATCGAGGTTTGTACAGTAGAGGCCGTCTACTCCGACAAGAGCGATGAATACGGCATGTCATGCGTCAGCATTCAGGACTTGACCATCGCCAAGGCTAGAATCAAGAACTGCGGCCGTGTCGGTGTACACGTTACCGGCTGCACTGACGTCAATATCACCGCAAATGTCGAGGCTTGTGGTGGTGAAGGTATCAACATCTCCTCCTGTACCGGTAAGGTGCATGTGTCCCGTTGCGTCACTAAAAACACAGTGAACTACGGCATTTTTGCTAACACCGCACCAGCACAAGAAATTGTGTTAGTCGACAATACTGTTTCGGAAGTTTCGGGTAGTAGTCGAGGCTTGTACGCAGCGGGTGCACTGAACCGGATTCATGGCAACATCGTGGGAGCTGGCGTCACTACCCCGTATCTCTCGGTAGGTACTTCGCGCAACCTGTCCAGCGAAAACAGCTGGGAGCCTGCGGATTTCTGGGGGACTGGCGTTGCTCCGACAGTCGGCACATACAAGCGAGGAGATCGCATCAAAAACAGCACTCCTACAGGAGTAGCAGGTTCGGTGCGAGAGCTGACTTGTACCGCAGCAGGAACGCCTGGTACTTGGGCACCTACCAACTTTTAGTCTGAGTCACTGGGCCCGCTGATGAAGCGGGCCTTCTCCTATCCGCTCCCCGCAACGGGAGGAATCGAGATGCCAAACATGCCCGAGAAGGATCCTGGCCTGTGGGCCGCTGTGCTTGCCTGGGTGCTGGCTCACCAGCCTCAGCTGTATGCCGCAGGCCTGTCGGTCGCGATCGCCGCCCTGCGGGTGGTGTATGGCGGCGGTACCCGCCGACAGATGCTCTTGGAGGGCGCCCTCTGCGGCCTCATTACTTTGGCCTTGGTGCCCTTGCTCGAATGGATGGGCTTGCCGCAAGGCATGGCTACCTTCGCCGGAGGCGCCGTCGGCTTCATGGGCGTGGAGAAGCTTCGCGGCTACTCCGACCTGTTCCTGTCTCGCAAAGCGCAAGGGTGACCCGATGATCACATTGACCGACAGCAACGGCTTAAAGCGTTATCTGACTCCCGCGGCAATTGCTCGTGTTGACGAAGCCTGCACCAGCAGTCAGTGGCACGGCATCTGTGCAATCGTTCGCACGTTCGATGGTCAGGTGCTGGAGGTTAAGCAGCGGGCTGATGACATCGTGCGTCTGATCAGCGAGGCGAAAGACTGATGGCCAGGCTCAAGACGCTTGGCTCTCGCATCAAGGAGAGCGTAGGCTCGCGAGTCAAGACGGTCACGCCAGGCAGCTGGCGGGGCGGCATGACCAGCTCTCAGCGTGGTTATGACTACCGATGGCAGAAGGCTCGAGAACAGTACCTAAATGACAATCCACTCTGCGTCTTTTGTGAGCGGAACGGTCGCACAACTGCAGCACGGGTAGTCGACCACATCATTGCTCACCGGGGTGAGATGGTTCTCTTCTGGGACCAGACCAATTGGCAGAGCCTCTGCAAGCCCTGCCACGACTCCGTCAAGCAGGCGGAGGAGGCCGCGGGTCTAGGCGGCTGAGGCGTCACCAGATCGTCGTGAATCTGCTGACAGGAACTAGAGGCACGTCAATGGTGTGCCACGAAAAGGGTAGGGGGGGCAAAAGCTAGGGATTCTCATCTAGCTAGACCGCCTCCGACCCCACGTACACATTTTTTCCCGTTTCAGGAAAAGTTAACCATGGCTTTAACCGACAAGAAGCGGCGGTTTGTTGACGCTTTGCTGTCGGGTGCCACAAATCGCGAGGCGGCGATCGCCGCAGGATATTCGGAGAAGACCGCGTCGCAAGCGGGCTCCAAGCTTGCGAAGGACCCCGATGTCCTTGCCGAAGTCGGGCGCCGCTTGAAGCAAAAGCAGGCCTCCAGTTCTGAGGTTAAACCCTCTCGAAAAGTTAAAGCCGAACAACCTCAGGAGCAGCACGCCGATGAGCTGTCGTTAACCGAGACCGACGACCCGCGAGCCTTCCTCACTGAACTGATGAACGCAGAAGGCGCCGACATGCGCATGCGGCTGGAAGCGGCCAAGACGTTAATGCCTTATGTGCACGGCAAGGTCGCCGACCAGGGCAAGAAAGAGCAGAAGGCCGAGGCCGCCAAGCAGGTCGGTAAAGGCAAGTACTCCCAGGGCAAGCCGCCTCTCTCCGTAGTGAAGAACTGACCTATGCAATGGACAACAGCCTGCCCGGATTGGTGGAGGTGCCTGGCTGCGGGCGAATCAATCATCCCCGAGCCGCTGTTTCCAGACGAAGCTGAAGCCGGCCTCGATGTGTTCAAGGGGCTGAAGATCGTCGATGCCCCGGGCAGCCCCACCATTGAGGCTGCCTGCGCACCCTGGGTCTTGGCATTCGCCGGGGCCATCTTCGGCAGCTACAACAGCGAGACTGGCGAGCGTCTGATCCGCGAAGTGATGCTCTGCATCCCGAAGAAAAACAGTAAATCTACGATCGCTGCAGGGATCATGCTGACCGCACTGATCCGCAACTGGCGTCTTTCGGCTGAGTTCATCATCCTGGCGCCGACCAAGGAGATTGCCGACAACTCGTTCATCCCAGCCAAAGACATGGTCAACAATGACGACGAGCTGAAAGCGTTGCTGCATGTTCAGCCGCACCTGCGGTTGATCACCCATCGCGAGACCGGTGCCACCTTGAAGGTGGTGGCTGCGGATAGCGATGTGGTGGGCGGCAAGAAAGCCGTCGGTGTCCTCATCGACGAAGCTTGGCTATTCGGCAAAAACCCGAAAGCCGCTGACATGATCCGTGAGGCCACTGGCGGTCTGCTGTCGCGACCCGAAGGCTTCATCATCTGGCTCACGACCCAGTCGAATGAGCCGCCGGCGGGTGTGTTCCGCTCCAAGCTCAACTATGCACGCGGCGTGCGTGATGGCCGGATCGACGACAACCGCTTCCTGCCGATCATCTATGAGTTCTCTCAAGAGATGATCAAGAGCGGCGAGGCGCGGAAGCCTGAGAACTTCCACCTGGTCAATCCGAACATCGACTACTCCGTTGACCGGCCTACGCTTGAGCGCCTGTTTATGCAGGCTGAGCTGGACGGTGAGGCTGAATTACGTGGGTTCCTGGCCAAGCACCTCAACATCGAGATCGGCCTGGCGCTGATGTCCGACGCGTGGGTCGGGGCGGAATTTTGGGAGGCTCAAGCTGCTACTTGGCTGAACCTTGATGAAATCCTCACCAGGTGCGAAGTGGTCGATGTTGGTGGTGATGGAGGGGGGCTTGATGACCTGCTCGGGCTAGCTGTGATCGGGCGGGAGGCTGGTACCCGCAGGTGGTTCCACTGGGCTCACGCTTGGGCACATCCATCTGTTCTTGAACGGCGCAAATCTGAGGCGCCGCGCCTCAGAGACCTGGAGAAAGCAGGTGACCTCACCATTGTCGAGCGAATCGGTGACGACGTAGCGCAGTTCGCGGCTATTGTGGCCCGGGTCAATGCCACAGGTCTTCTGGATAAGGTGGGTCTCGACCCTGCAGGGATTGGCTCTGTTCTTGATGCCTTGGCGGATGCTGAGGTCGAGGAAGACAAGATCGTCGGCATCTCCCAGGGCTGGAAGCTCACCGGCGCAATCAAGACGACAGAGCGCAAGCTTGCCGAAGGCACGCTCCTGCACTGCGGCCAACCGTTGATGGCCTGGTCTTGCGGTAACGCCAAAGGGGTGCCATCGGCCAATGCGTTCTTGATCACCAAGCAGGCTTCGGGCACAGCAAAGATCGACCCGCTGATGGCTACTTTCAACGCCGTTTCTCTGATCAGCCTCAATCCTGAAGGCCGAGGGGGAATGGACAACTTCATGGCTGGCATTCGGGACCCACTGATCGCATGAACGCATTTCATATTTTCATCGCCTGCGCAGTGGTCGCTTTCTGCTTGGCGTGCAGCGGGGTCTGGATGCTGGCTGGTACCGGCTGGGCTTTGCTGGCCGGATCGCTGAGCTTCTTCTGCATCGCTGGCTTCATCCGCAGAGGGCTTGTCAGTGATTAAAACCCTATCCCAGGCATTGGGGGCTGCTGCCACCAAGCCGTCAGCCAGTATGAGTGAATGGCTGGGCAAGACCATCAAGCTGTCGGATGGAGGTTTCTGGAGTGCCTTCAACGGCGCCCAGTCCAGTAGTGGTAAGTCAGTCAGCGTCGATAAGGCCATGCGATTGTCCACCGTGTGGGCATGCGTTCGGATTATCTCGACTTCGGTAGCTGGCTTGCCGTTGAGCATCTACCGGCGGATGCCCGATGGTAGTCGAGAGAGCGCCCGTGATTTCCCGCTGTACGACGTTGTGCACAACAGCCCCAACGAGGACATGGCTGCCTTCCATTTCTGGCAGGCAGTCGTCGCCTCCATGCTGTTGTGGGGCAACGCCTACTGCGAGATCCATCGCTCTGCTGGCCGCGTAATCGCCCTGGACTTCCTGATGCCGTCGAGAGTCGACCTTGAGTTCGACGACGATGGACGGCTCAGGTATTTCTTCAGGCCCCGAAAGGGAGCCCGCCGAGAGATCCTGCGGCAAGACATGCTGCACATCCCAGCCTTCACCCTGGATGGCCGAGTCGGCCTTTCTGCTATTCGGTACGGTGCGGATGTGTTCGGTTCTGCAATGTCTGCAGACGATGCCGCCAACAGCACCTTCCGGAACGGCATGATGCCGACGGTCGCGTTTTCGGTAGACAAGACGCTGAATCCGGCCCAGCGCGTTGAGTTCCGCGAGTACGTCAAGACGATCTCCGGGGCGTTGAATGCCGGCAAGAGCCCTGTGCTCGAGCAAGGTGTGAAGCCGGAAATGATCGGCATCAACCCTGCTGATGCGCAGCTGCTGGAGTCGAGAGGACACAGCATTGAGGAAATCTGCCGCTGGTTCGGCGTCCCACCTTGGATGGTGATGAAGACCGACAAGGGCAGCAACTGGGGCACGGGCCTGGAACAGCAGCAGATCGCGTTTCTCACCTACTGCATCATGTCCTTCACGGCGCCTATCGAGCAGTGCGTGAACAAGTGGTGCATGACGGCTGTTGATCGGATCAAGTTCTACGCAGAGTACTCACTTGAAGCGTTCCTGCGCGCGGACAGCACCGGTCGCGCGGCCTATCTCAGCACGATGGGGCAGAACGGCTACATGACCCGAAACGAGGGCCGGCGGAAAGAAAACCTTCCGAGTATGCCGGGTGGCGATGTACTGACCGTGCAATCCAACCTGGTGCCACTTGACCAGTTGGGCAAGCAAAACGATAGCCAGGCCGCACGGGCCGCACTGATGAACTGGCTCCAACAGCCGGAAAAGTAAATCACGGGAGCAATCCATGAAGCACAAGATCCAGTCTCGCGGCCTGCGCAGCGAGATGAGCCCGCGCGCGCTCGAAAAATGGAATCCCGCGATCCAGGCGGCCGTCGAGAACACCTCGGACACCATCACTGTTTACGGAGTGATCGGCGAAGACTGGTATGGCGAAGGCGTCACGCTGAAACGAGTCGATGCCGCTCTGCGGGCCATCGGCGAGCGAGATGTCACCGTCTACATCAACTCGCCAGGCGGCGACATGTTCGAAGGCATTGCCATCTACAACCGCCTGCAGGAGCACAGCCACCAGGTCACCACCAAGGTCCTCGGCATGGCGGCTAGCGCTGCTTCGATCGTATTCCTGGCCGGCAAAAAGCGTGAGGTGGCCAGCAGCGCCTTTCTCATGCTCCACAACTGCTGGACCTGGCTCGCCGGCAATCGCAACTACCTGCGCGATATCGCTGACGACATGGACGAGTTCGACGCCGCGATGGCAGACCTCTATGCCGAGACCAGCGGCCAGTCGACAGAAGACATGGCCGAGCTGATGGACGACGAAACCTACATCCGTGGCAAGCGTGCAGTTGAGCTTGGTCTGGCCACTGGGATGTTGTCGTCCACAGAGGTAACCGAGCGCGAAACCGAAGACGCCGCCCAAGCCAATGCACTCAAGGCCATGGATGTAGCCCTAGCCAAGGGCGGCATGCCTCGTTCCGAGCGCCGCGAACTGTTCGCCAGTTTCAAGTCCGGCATGCCTCGCGCTGCCGGCGGGGGTACGCGTAACGCTGCCCCGCCCGATAAGCCCAGCGCTGTCGCGCCAGACCTCTCCGCCTCTCTGAGCGCGGCAACCAACCTCCTCAATTCTCTGAAAGGAAAATGACCATGGACTTTGAAGCCCAAGTCAAGGAACTCAACGCCAGCCTGAAGGGCATTGGCGACCAGATCAAAAGCCAGGCCGAGGCGACCGAAAAGCAAATCAAAGCCTCCGGTGAAATGAATACCGAAACCCGCGCCAAGGTCGACGAGCTGCTGACCAAGCAGGGCGAGCTTCAGGCGCGCCTGGGTGAGGCTGAGCAAAAGCTCGTGAACGCAAGCCGGGATCGCAGCCACCAGGAAGAGCCGCAGAAATCTGTCGGCGCTCTCGTGATCGAAAGCGAAGAAATGAAGGATATGAACTCGTCCTTCCGCGGCTCTCGGCGCGTATCGGTGCCGCGGGCAGCTATCACCACCGCAACCGGCGGCGACTTGGTGCAGACTCAGCGCTTGCCGGGGATCATTGCCCCGCCTCAGCGCCGACTGACTGTCCGCGACTTGGTCGCGCCGGGCACAACTGAGTCGAACTCCATCGAGTACGTCCGTGAAACCGGCTTCACCAACAACGCCCGTACGGTGGCGGAGACCACGGCCAAGCCATACTCCGACCTGACCTTCGCCCTGGCGACTGCGAACGTGCGGACCATCGCCCATCTGTTCAAAGCCAGCCGCCAGATGCTGGACGATGCCAAGGCCCTGCAGAGCTACATCGACGGTCGCGCACGCTACGGCCTGACCATAGCGGAAGAAGCTCAGTTGCTTTACGGCAACGGCACCGGCGTGAACCTGCAGGGCCTCATGACCGTTGCTCAACTTTACGCTGCGCCCTCCGGTGTCGCGGTAGTCGGCGAACAGCGCATTGACCGCCTGCGTCTTGCGCTGCTGCAGGCCGAACTGGCCGAGTTCCCATCCGACGGCATCGTGCTCAACCCGATCGACTGGGCGGCTATTGAGCTGACCAAGGACGGGGAAGGCCGCTACATCATCGGCCAGCCTCAGGAAGGCACCAACGCGAAACTCTGGAATCGCCCAGTAGTTTCTACCCAGGCCATGACTCAGAACGATTTCCTCGTCGGTGCGTTCAAGCTCGGCGCCCAGATCTTCGACCGCATGGAAATCGAAGTGCTGATCTCGACCGAGAACGGCGATGACTTCGAGAAAAACATGGCAACGATTCGTGCTGAAGAGCGCCTGGCCTTTGCCATCTATCGCGACGAAGCGTTCGTTACTGGCCCGCTGGTCACTCCTTAACCATCCCGCAGATCGGCGCCAGAAATGGCGCCGCAATGGAGTAATCCAATGGCACGTAAACAGGAAACACCAGCCTCCACGGCTGATGCGAAGGACTCGGTATCGACCGTTGATTCCAGCAGCGGGCCGTCTGAAGCTGCCGGGTTGCCTCTTTCGCCTGGCCCAGCGATCGTTCCAGGCGCTAGCGACTCCGCTGATTCGGGCGTTCCTGCGACTGCTCCAGGTTCGGCGGAGGACTCGGGTCTGTTGACGGCAGAAGGGCAAGCAGCCGCTGGCACTGGGCCGGATGGTGTAACAGGCGAGAAGGGTGCAGGTATCTCCACGACGGACGCTGCCGATGCCGCATCCGAAGCCGTCGCTCAAACTGCCTCAGTCTTGGCAGATAGCGGCGCCGGCGCTGATGAGCTGGCACTAAATGATTGGGCCAATCCGAACCCTGTGACTATTCAGATCTATCCGCTGCGCTCGTACATGGACGAGGGTGAGCTTCGTCGTCGCGGCGGTCCAGCATATACGGTGCCGCGCCGGCATGCGGAGGAACTGGTGCAGCGAAATCTGGCATCACTCGAACCGCTGAAGGAGTA